GCGAAAGCCTTTAGGGACAGTGCCAAGACTGCCAAACGTACCAAGCGAAAGGGGAAGTGATGCCAGGAATGACCAAGAAGCCGTTCAAGGTTTGTGCGAAGTGCCCGTCACCGGGCAAGTGTAAGGCCGCAGGGCGCTGTCTCAAGAAGTACGGGCCCACCAAAAAGAAATGACACGCAACGAAGAGGCGGACGCCTACGTTCAGCAGCAATGGCTGGAAGAGGTCGATGAGGTTCTGAAGCTGCGGGACTTGTACGAAGAGACGCGGCGCACCAGGGCCTTTGACTTCTATGAGCCCTACCCGTTTCAGTTGCGCTTCCATGAGGCGCGAGACGATCAGGGCAACCGGGCGCGGCAGCGCTGTTTGATGGCCGGTAACAAGACGGGCAAGACCTACTCCGGTGCAATGGAGGTGGCCTATCACCTGACGGGGATTTACCCGGACTGGTGGAAGGGTGTGCGCTTTGAGAGGCCGATTCAAGCCTGGTGTGCAGGCAAGAGCCACTACGCCACCCGCGACATCGTGCAGGCGGAGCTGTTGGGCGAGTCAGGAGATCCTGATGCGTTTGGGACCGGTGCAATTCCACGGGACTTGATTATCAAGACAGAGCGCAACCCTGGCGTACCGAATGCGATTGGCTTTGCGCTGATCAAGCATGTCAGTGGTCGCAACAGCCGCTTGCAGTTCAAGAGTTATGATTCGGGTCCAGCGGCCTGGATGGGGGTAGCGGTGGACTATGTCTGGCTGGATGAGGAGCCACCCCAGGAGATTTACAGCCAGGCGCTGCGTAGTACGTTGAAGTCTGGAGGTCCGGTAGCGTTGACCTTTACGCCAGAGAATGGCGTCACCGGCGTGGTGGGCATGTTTTTAAACGAGCGCAAGGCGGGTCAGTCGTTGATTCAGGCGACCTGGGATGATGCGCCTCACCTGAGCTTGGAGGTACGCGAAGAGATTCTGGCAGCGTTGCCTCCACATGAGCGGTTGATGCGCTCCAAGGGCATCCCGATGCTCGGTTCAGGGCAAGTCTTTCCGGTACCGGAAGACAACATCAGTTGCCCGGCCTTTCCGATTCCAGAGCATTGGGCGCGGATTGCGGGGATTGACTTTGGCTTTGACCACCCCACGGCCTGTGTCTGGCTCGCCCATGACCGCGACACCGACACGGTCTATCTCTATGACGCCTATCGCGAGAAGGGCTCTGGGATGTTGCAGCACGCCGAAGCGATCAAACACAGAGGCCCCTGGATTCCGATAGCCTGGCCGCATGACGGTTCAATCCACGACAAGGGTAGTGGCGAAGCCTTGGCGACACAGTACCGGCGGGCAGGGATTCGCTTTCTGGGAAGCCACTTCACAAACCCGGAAGGCGGGATTGCGGTGGAGCCGGGGATCATGGCGCTACTGACGCGGATGCAGACAGGGCGCTTCAAGGTCTTCAACCATCTTGACACCTGGTTTCAGGAGTTTCGGATGTACCATCGCAAGGACGGCAAGATTGTGCGCAAGAGCGATGACTTGATGAGTGCGACCAGGTATGCCGCACAGAGCCTCAGATACGCCATCACGAACAGTTTCCAGCCCAGACCTTCTGTAGCCGTGGGCAGTCTCTCAGACGGCACCTTCGACCCCTTTGACTTCTGGGTCAAACACCCCACCCCGGAAAGCTATGGCCCGCTCAATTGACTTCAACCCCAGAGCCACAATTGCCGCACGGCAACAGGAATTTCTACAACTGCAGGAATCGGGACGCTCCGCACAGGAAGCCTACCAGCAACTCTACCCGGACTACCAGACCGCTTACGATCAGGCGGTGGCCTTTCAGGATACCGTACAAGCCGCCTATGACGATTTTCAAGCGAACAGAACCCAGGCCAACCTCGACAACTACAACGCTCTGAGCGCTCAGTACAGCCAGTTGCAGACCAACTACCGGCAGTATGAGCCACAGCTTCAGGAGTTGCAGGCGACAATGGCGGGAGCCTCTACACGCTTGCAGGAGATTGAAGGCGAGTTGCCGGAGCTGCAACGATCCCTACAGATTGACCGGGAAGCACCGAAGCGTCAGGTCCGCGAGCGCAGTGGCACTTCCATCCTGACCCGTGGCACTAGGAGGGCAGGCTCAGTTCGATGATTGAAAAGTGTACCCTTGCCGATGTGGATGCCCTGATGGCGGATCTGCGCAACATGTACACCGAGATGGCGCCCTTTGGCAAAATGGATGAGGCCAAGTGTGTGGCTTTTCTATCGGACAGTATTGAGCATCATGTAGTCCTGAAAGCCACCGACGGCCCCCACCTGTTGGGACACATGGGCCTACGCGCAGAAAGCCACTGGTACACGAATGATGCGGCTCTCTACGAATACTACTGTTACGTCAACCCGTCTCATCGCAAGACCCGCACTGCTTTCGATCTCTACAAAGTATCGAAGCACATTGCCAAGGAGGCCAAAGTTCCTTTTTACTATGGAACCTTCCGCAAGCCGGAGTCTGATTTTGAACGAGTGAATAAATTTTTGAAACGCCAAGGGGGGCAACAGATTGGATCACAATATTTTATAGGAGTGAGTGATGTCGTTATTGAGTGAGTTTGTAGACAGAAACACGAAGGACTTACAGAAATTAGGTGGTGGTGGCGGGAAAAGTAGCGGATACAGTAGTGGTGGGTTTAGATTCGCTCCAATTGAGATCAGTATTCCTGACAATTTGGACAGTTGGACATTTAATGTTCCCACACCAAATCTGGACCAGCCGATAGTACTTCCTGTAGTCAATGAAACGGTCAATAACGTAGTAGACCAAGTGGAAGGCATCAACATCCCCACACCGAATACGGAACAGGACTTAACAAACGTCAACACACAGACGGTTCAGAATGCCGTGGTCGATGCAGGATCAGCGGTTCAGGAGCAGGTAGTCCAATCGGGTGCAGCGGGACAACAGGCACTGATCGATGCAGCAAGTGCTACGCAGACAAACGTAATCAACACCGGAGCAACTCTATCAAATAATCAGAGCAATCCGACTCTGGAAGCAGCAGCCAATACGGTAACAAGCAATACAGAAAGTTTGATTGCAGAAGCGACCAATTATGCGGAAAACACACTGGTGCCCGATGTGCGGAATGTCTTTGAAAACTTTGAAAGCCTGACCCCCAGCATTGAGATGATGGGCTCTTTCGACTTGGCGGGTGGTGGATCTGTGCAGGACACATCTGACCCGATGCCGAATGCGACTTTGGACGCTAACGCCCCGAATCTAGGCGATGACCAGGTATTCAGTGATCTGGAAACCGCCACAGGCAGGGGCTCTCAGATGTCCGAAGAGGAGCGCCTACGCCGCATCCGCCGCCTGCTGACCAACCGCTATGGCCGTGAAAAGACCATTCTAGGGGGCCCAGGAGACACAACCAGCCGCCGCAGGTATGCCGTATGAGCGAACTAGCCAGCACACTGGTGCAGGAATACGAAGCGCTCAAGGGAGAGCGCGGCAACTGGGAAAACATGTGGCAGGACATTGCTGAGTTGATGATCCCAAGGCGTGCCGACTTCACCAACCGCTACCGAGCTCCGGGTGAACAGCGCCGTGACCGGATCTACGAAAGTTCTGCCGTTCGCGCTTTAGTCCGCGCAGCCTCCGGGTTGCACAACACGCTGACGAGTTCTACCGTTCCCTGGTTTGCCCTGGAAACCGAAGACCGCGAGTTAATGAAAAACCGGCAGGTACAGCTCTGGCTGGAAGACGCTACCCGCCGCTGCAACGGAATCTTCAATGCTCCCCGCAGTGGCTTTCACCAGAGCGCTCATGAGTTCTACCTGGATCTGTTGGCCTTTGGCACGGGGTGCATGTATGTGACGCAGGAACCGGGCATGGGGCCTGTGTTCAAGTCGTACTTTCTGGGCCACACCTACATTGCTGAAAACAAGACGGGCATGGTGGACAGCGTCTACCGGCGTTTTGATGACACCGCCCGCTCTTTGTACAAACAGTTTGGCAACAAGCTTCCCGATGAGATCATCAAGGCTGCCGACAAGGAGCCGTTCCAGCGCTTTGAGTTGTTGCATGTGGTCCGCCCCCGTGTGAATGCACCAGGCAAGACTTCCAAGCAGAAGCCCTTCCTGTCGATTTACATCCACCCGGAATCGCGCAAGGTGGTGCAGGAGGGCGGCTTTGAAGAGATGCCCTACATTGTCAGCCGCTGGCAAAAAAACAGTATGGAAGTCTATGGGCGAGGCCCCGGCGTAGAAGCGCTGCCTGATGTGCGAATGATTAACGAGATGGAGCGTGTTGGCTTGATAGCCCTACAGTTGCTGGTTTCGCCACCGCTGCTTGTGCCGGACGATGGATTTTTGGCACCCGTAAGGACATCGCCAGGAAGTTTGAACTACTACCGCGCTGGTCTGGGACCACAGGACCGGATTGCGCCTTTGCAGACCGGCGGGCGGGTAGACCTGAATGAAGCGAAGATTGGGCAGGTACGCGCAGCGATTGACCGCACCTTCTTTTTAGATTTACTAGAGTTACCAGGCCCCACGGCAGCCGATGGGGATGTACTGCGCTTCAGCGCAACAGAGATTGCGGCACGACAGC